TTTCCTTCAATCGACCAAGTAGAGTGGGAGGCTGCCTGTTAATCGGGTGACTTGCCTGGCTGAGAGAGGCTTGAAGACACGTGTGGTCACTGTGGGACAAGCTCACCTCCAGACTAGAGGACATCTGGTCAGGAAGCGGCTCTTTAACGGGCTGCGCCATACTTTGGGTACCAGGTACCCACTCGAGGGTGCATCTGATGAGAAGATCATCCAAGAATTGCTCGGGGCGTCCGGTCAGACACTTGTAAGTACTGACTTAACGCGAGCGACAGATCTGCTTCCGCTTGATCTGGTTGACGCCGTCATCAAGGGCCTTGAAGAGTCGAAAAGACTTCCACCCGAGGACATTGAAACCTTGCATCTTTTGCATGGTCCCTAAGTCCTAGAATATGACTTCGCCGGGTAGAAAGAAACTATCGTCTCCAAGAGAGGAATCCTGATGGGGGTACCAACTTCCTGGTGTATTCTCTCATTGATTCACCTTTGGTGGATGGATGCCGTTCGTGCAACCTCGCCTTAGAAGGACCGACATCTTCACAAATTCCACATTTGCGGAGATGATGCACTTATCGCCACGACTGTTGCAGGCTCGAGAGCCTACTCGGCAATGGTCAGATAGTGCGGTGGTTCTCCTTCGGAGGGGAAACACTACGTCTCCGAACCTGGTAGCACCGGTCACGTCCGAGGAGTGTTCCTTGAACGCCTCTTCGACTTCAGTGTAGTAGACTCCCGTCTCTCGTCTGGGCTCCGTGCCCCCACGATTGCGGTCAAAGGTCTATGCTCTGATAGTCTTCCGAGGTAAATGGTCGGTGCACTCGGTGTACGCTGTTCTTCCAGGGGGATCAACCAGATCGCTGCACTTGACTCTTTGTCATTGGGCGCTGGTTCCGATCAACCGATCCGGAATTACATCAAACATCGAGTTCCATGGTTGGCACAGTTCGCTACTGAGCAGCTGTAACTCGCCCCCGGCCACCCCCTGTCCCTTGGCGGCTTCAGATGGCTCCCACCCACAGACGTAGGTGATCGCCTCGCCAAGAAGGTTGCATCTACCGGGAAGTCGTTTTCTCTCGCTACACTGCGTCACTTGGACCCAGAGTGGAGGAAGGCTTCACGGCATGTCGCCGACTTGCTGAAGATCGCGGAGGAGCAGGGTGAAATCCAGGCACCCACACTCAGGCTGGTTGACCCCGAAGATAAGGATGAATTCGACTGGAACAATTTTGTTACAATCAACATCGTCCGATACTTCCAGGGAAACAAGCTGGTCGCCGGTGTTAAGGCTTGTAAGCCTCGCACACTACGCGCCCGTGAGCTCACCCGTCATCTCTACTAGTTGAGAGCTGAGGGTTCAGTCGAAGAGTGTGAATTGTCGGAGATCAGGCAGAGGAAGAGACTGTCCAGATTTGTCAAGGAGGAGTCGGCTTTCGACGACACCCCCCCTCTAATCGGAGGAAAGCTGGTCAAGAAGCTTGCTCAAGCCGAACCGATGGCCTCTTCAC